CATCCACTAGTAACTTTAATTTAGGGCTCTTGTCCGATGGAATAGCACTGTCCGCATTCAGTGAGTTTTTTACTTTCACCTTAAAATTGTTAGATGGGAAGATATGCCCATCCAGTTTAATTTCAAGGTAGTAAGTGCCAGTAGCCACTGCCTTACCCATTGAGAATGAAAATACCCCATTTTCAACAGTAACATCTTGGTACAATGCCACTGTTTCGTCATTGGACAACGTGAGCTTACCAGTTCCGGACAGTTCCATGCGTTTACCATCGTAACCCAAAATTTCAAAACCAAAGACGGAAGTGGTGTCCCCAGATTTTAGGACATTACCCCCGTCAATTTGGTTAATAGAGGTCATGAGTCTAGACATAAGCTAGTCCTCATAAGGTTTAGTATATGATAGTGCTCGTTCGCTATCGCTAAGCCCTTTCGTTGTTGGGTCTGGGAACATATTCAAGGCGTTGACCACTGTCAAACCTACCAAGTATGGATTAGACAAGAATTTGCCAAACAATCCAAACAATGCTCCCCAACTTGTGATATCCTCAAACTTGATACCAAAGTAGGCTAAAACTGGCAACACCAATGCGAGTGCAAAGCGTGTTACGAATGTACGGTTTTTAAAACGAATAGACCAGTTAATTTTCATGTTAGTTCCTCACTTCTAAATTAATATACTTTTTGTAAAGGGCATCAATGTACCCGTTGCCACCTAATTTCTTGTAACTTGAGTGCATCTTGTGAATTACATCAGAATTGTGAACGGTGGTATATCCACGCTCTAACTCCTTGTTGATATCACGCTCCAAACGTAGATACATGGTAACAAGATGTGCTTCATCATGCACTACCAGCTTGTCGTTTAACTCGTTGATTTTCTCGCCGTTGAATTTACCTAAATCTTGAACGACTTCAACCGACTCTTGAATGGTATTTAACTCTCCTTTAAGCTCACTGAATTGCTCTTTGTTTAAGTTAGCTGACTTGCTGGCTTTCATCCCGAACCAGCCGGTCGCAACCACCCCGACCGTGGGGGCTAGGTGAGCTATTAGATCAGAAACATTCAATGTACTGTACCTCTTTTATTTATTTAACCCCCATTTGAAAAACAATCTGATTACTCTTTTGTGAGCTGAGCCAAGAGCTCGTCATCCTCAACCATAAGAGCGATTTGTTCCTTTACTTTCGGTTTCAAAACTTTCGGAACTTTTGCGAATGGGTAATACCCTGCGACAATGTTAATTGCAAATAATTTAGCCATCATATCTTTTTCTCTTTCTATTACTTCTTTAGTTATCTTTAATTTCACCGATAGACGTTTCAGCCAAATCTTCATCAGTTAGTACCTCTTTCTCGTACAGTTTAGAAATGACGTTGATTAGTGTAAGCTGCGCTGTCTTCGATTGCTCTTGCTGTTTCGTCATTTGCGCCTCCATCTTAGAGATGGTTTCAGCGGCTTTTTCATTTAAAACGTTGTATTCTTTGATTTTTTCATCAAGCTCATTAAATTTCTCGGTTTCAGCACGTTGTGGGAAATTTTCTTGATAGATTACTTCTAGCGCTGCATTTAATAGCTCGGTGTTTGATAAGTCGATTTTTTCGACTGGCAAAAAGACGGGAACGATAGCCCCGTCTGTGTTTTTTAAAACAACCTTGGTGGCGGACGCTGCACCACTTGCATCGTATTCTTGAGATTTCGAAGCGTATTCAAATTTCATAGATTAACCTTTCTGTTTATAGCATGATTGTGAGTTGACCAAAATAATTAGAGCCAGCCTTAGTCTTTAACGCAGTTAGTGTATTCCCACCTTTATCAATCTGAACGTGAGAATTTGCCGCCCCGTCAGTGTCCCAAACTGCTATCGTTAACATGTAGTTTTGCGGAGCTGTCAAAACCTCTTTGGGCAAGGTCGCAAATGTGATTGCTTCGCCGCTGCCAGCAAAATCATATTTGATGGTTAACACATCCCCTACTCGTTTATAATAGCTATTAGCGTAGCCTGCTGGTTTCCATCCGGTGTTGATTAGGTTTGCATTTTCATTTCTAGCGAACTCTTTCCACGGCTCCCAATCATCGATTTTTTTCGACCATCGATGGTGTCTGAAAAACAGTTGCCCGTTGTTTCCCCAAAAAATCTGGATAGCCTCTTTGTAGCCATCTGTGTTTTTTCCATAATTGCTGTAATGGAATAGATACCCCCATTGACTATTAGGGTTTCCGGGTGCTGATTTATCGATGTAATACTGACCGGGCTGATCAAGATAGTTAGCGTTGGTAACGTTAGGTTTTCCGTCTATCCATTTCGGAGCACCGTTATTACTAGTTAATTGATATTGCTGGATTTGACTGTTGTTAGCGTAAATATCCCCCGCAACATCAAGAGCCCCACGCTCTCGAATTTTGGCGACACCTAAACCAGATTGGTCGTAAGAAAGCGCTACGCTCTCAACGGGAACATCTGCCTTGAAGCTTGCGGAAGTGAATTTGTCTTCTAAGACTGCCAAAATTTGCCATGATTTATTAGCTGCATAAACCCCAGCTAAGTTAGCAGAGGAATTGACTAGGCTTGAAACACCAGCCCAATCTCCCGACGCTGGGCCTGTGTCCGTTGTGTAAGTCTCCTTACCGTAAGGTGTCACTTTAAACGTCAATCGCATAGTGTTTTTTTGAACACCATTAACCGTCAATGGCGCAATTTTAGCATTCCTTAAAACTTGCAAGGTGCTTGATGTAGCACCCACCCTTGTCACATCAAATTTAAGCGATGGTGCGAAGTATTCAAGGACATTGATGTTGACTTCTTTAAAATCGGACCATCGTCCACGACTGTCTGAAACCCTAGCCTTTACTACTGCTTGGCCATTGTAATTCATCATCCCAAACGTAGCACCGTTCGAGTTGATAGACTGATTTTTACCAACGATTTCAGCATAGTACCCTGTAATAGAAGACCCGTAAACGCCGCTAGCACCGCTAAAATCAGCTCGAATGTTTGACATGACCTGAATGAAGTTATTTTCGGGCAAAAGACGACGGACGGTTTCATTTGTGTCAACCAGTGTCAACCCTGTTAGCGTTGGTTTGACACTATCTGGCACGCTGATGTTAATAGTCGTCGATTGTGTCCCTATTTTTGAGCCTTGCAAATACGAATCTACCGAGATTATTCCTTGAACGTTGACGGTATTAGTGAATTTATTGATTAAATCAAGAGGGATTGTCCAAGTTGTCGATGTATCAACATTACTAGCTATCGTTCCAGACGAGTCACCTATTTGATACCTAACTGTGTGCTTAATCGTAGGATTTTGACGGTCAATGGTAATTGTTGCCTCTTTACCGAAAACAGCACTACTCACTTTTAAATTACTCGAACGTTGAAGGTCGGTCAGTGTAAAACTATTCCCTCCAATCTCGAGTGTATTAGGGCTATACCCCCCACCGCCCGTGAAGCGGGCCATAAAACCAAAGATTTTTTTACCATCATCTCCGTGATTTACGGTCACTGTTTCATCTATTAGCATGATGGTCGAGTTTTGGCTGGTCATATTTGGGCTTCCAGACCAATTCAACCGACGCCCACCGTCAAAATCGATGAACGCACTGCAGGAATAGCTTGCAAATGTGGCCGCTGTGTTCAAAATAGCTAACTGGAAACGTACTCGGCTAGTGTTTGCAACGGCATCTTGACTTACTTGGTCAACCCAAAGTCTAAGTCTGTAACCTCTATCGCTGTTACTCCAAAATTCAGCCATTGATTAAAAACCTCCTACATATCGAATGACATTCATGTCTGGGTTGATATGGTATTGTTCCTCTCGATACCGTCCGACTTGGATAGTTTTAGAGAAAATACCGTTCTCTATGTGGATAACACCTTGTGAGATGTACATTACCTCAACTCCAGAGCTAAACATTGAAATGCGCCCGTTTGGGTTAAACATCATGCTTGAGCTACCGTCATTCTTACCGATTACAAGACCGTCATTTGACGAACTCATGTATGTGTCGATGAAATCCCAACGATCAGACAGCTCACCTAAATTTTTAGCGATGGTTGACACTCGTTGACTTGCACTAACCAGAGCTTTCTCAGCTGCGGCACGTTCCGCTTCGTTTGATTTAACGAAATCTTGGTATGTTTTAATCCAATTATTCAAGATTTCAGCGCTTGCCTTGGCTTCCATCTCAGCTTGAATTATCCCCGCTCTTTCATTAAGTGCATTAATTTGCTCAAGCGTCAATGCACTATCGGCCTTGCTATTTAGTTGTTTCTCTAAATCTTTAGGAGACGCTTGCCACGCTCGGTCAGTCGTTCCCTCGTAGCAGTCTAATTCAGTGAAGAATAGCAGCGACTCGCTACCGTTACTCGTTCCCTTGTTACCGATACGGATGAAACCTTCATCACATTCGCCGGAATTAAATGTCAAATGCCATTTAACTAAGCCCGTTACGGACGGCGAACCATTATGTGATTTAAAGTTAACAACTTTGGTAAATGTTTTAGTCGTTTCGTTTGACTTACGACCAAGGAAGTAAATGTCTACACCCTTGATATTCCCGTTAGCGAACGTTTGAATGTTGAGTGAATAGTCAGTATTTCGCTTAACTGGGAAACGAAGCGTGGACGCTGGCACTAATGACAATGACGATGTTTTCAGCAAGAACAACGGTCTAGCGCCGTTGTAGTAAAACGAGTGACTTGAAACAGACAGATTAGCGTTTGCTTGCGGATATTCCCACAATCCCCAGTTATCCAAATTCTCCGGAAATGCTGAGTTTGTTATTAAGTTTTCACCACCGAGCGACACGCTACCAACCATATCATTCCAAACATAATCTGCTGGATTAGTGCTGTCTGCTTGGTTGAAATTAGTACATACGCCCAAATAGCGCTTGCTACCATTTTGGGTCAAACTGAAACCATCTCGGCCATCGGCACTATCGGCATAAGCAAAGTGAACGTAAGGTGTTCTTCCGTCCGCCCCAGCTTTGCCGGGAATGCCATCTCGCCCGTCGCTACCCTTCCATTTAGACCAACGGTAATCTTGCGGGTTTTGACTATCAATAGCATTGAAGTCTTGATACATACCGATAAATGGTTTGTTGGTGTCTGTTTGACTAAAACCACCACCAATTGTGTTATCAGCATAAGCGATGTGGGTATATTGTGTTTTACCATCCGTACCCTTAACGCCCGGGATTCCTTGGATTCCTTGCGGGCCTTGCAAACCTTGTGGGCCACGCTCACCTTGCGCTCCACGTTCGCCTTTATCCCCTTTTTCACCGATTTTAGACACTGAATAGCCCGTTTCGTTGGTATTATCCGTATAAGTCCAAACCGTCTTGGTCCAAAGGAATTGCCCAGCAGGTACATTCGGTACTTGGCTATTCCAACCAGTCGTTGGTGCAGTCGTTCCGGACGTACTCACTGCGTAAGTGATTGTGGTTTTCTTAATTCCTACGCCATCTTTACCGGCTATACCATCATTACCGTTGTTCCCATCTTTGGCCACGTAGGTTTTCTGATACCCTGTTTCAGAGGTGTCATCAGTGTATGTCCAGACTGTTTTGGTCCAAAGATACTTACCTTTAACCAATGTCGGTGGGTTTGCCGTCCAATTGGTGGGTTGGGCTGTTTCGTTGTCAGATAGCCCATAGGTTACAGTGGTATTCTTGATGCCTACTCCGTTCTTACCGGGTAGTCCATCGTTACCTCTATCGCCTTTGTCTCCTTTAGGACCTCGTTCGCCATCAACGACCTCGGTGAATGTAACCTCAGCGCTTGCTGCTAACTCGTCATCAAGGTAGGCTTCGACGGTAACTTGTAAGGTGTTTTCAAAATCGGTTGGCCTAACAACTAACTGATTGCCAGTACCGATAATCGCATCACCATTTTTGTAAAAGAGCAGCGGTTGATAAACCTTGCCGTTTCTTTCAAGGGATGCCTTCAAGACACTTTGACCGACATTGTTCTTAAACGTAGTCCCGTTATCGGTTGAAAGTTTTAACTCGTAAGGGATGGCTTGCTCAGCCAATTTAGCCATACGAGATAGCAAACTATCAGATACCTTGTTTCGTAAAGCTTGAAAGTTAGCGAAAACTGTTTTATTTTCAACGGGATTAGAAAAACTGATCTGTTGTTCGCTGACACGGGCTTCAAGCATAAGCATAGGTGAGAAACCGGTGTCTTGGATTTTAACTGTGTCACCAATATCGAGGTCAAGGAAACCATCAACCTCATAAGTGATGGCTGGATAACAGAATTTGCGTAGATTTCTAAGCGCTGTCGAAATAAGCACGTCTTCACTGTCTGTCTCGACTTCCATATCTTTACGAATCCAGTTATCTTTGTTCTCTTTACCAGTTAAAATGGCTGGGTAAAGATTTTTTGAAAGAGGTGCGTATAGAACGCCAGTGTCGAGGAAAAACTCGACTTGTCCTTTATCGTTCTTCCACTCTTGCTTTTTCTTCGGGTCGATAGTGACTTCGACAGTGCTAACAGAAGTTTCTTTGGTTTCGACTTCTGGTGCCGTAACGTTTGGCGTGCTACCCGTTTCAGTTCTACCTTCGACGGTTTTGCCCTCTTTTAATTCGGGCGGGTAACATAGTGTTTCAATAGCGCCTAGATAAGCGTTTGCTGGGTAGCTGTTTTGGACAACGTATTGACGGCCTGCGTAGTTTTGCTCTAAGACGGTTACAGTATTACCGTTATTGGCAACGATAATTGAAACATGCCCCCAAACCGACGTACCTTGATAAGCATTGTAAGGTTTGATATTAGCGATAGCCCCAGCTTTTAGTTGATTAGCATTGCTAGGTCTAACAACGCTCCAACCGAATCTGTCCCATGCGTAGTCAGTACCAATCTTACCAGCTGCCATACCAGCGCCAATCAAACCAGAGATGCCAGTTACACCACCGCCAAGACCGGGACCGCCTAATTTCATCGAGTACCACGCCGCCAATGCGTAACATTGACCACTACCAACTCGACGACCTTTCAACCCTTGCATTTCGTTGATAACGGCGATAACTTTATCAGCCTTGACCGTCCTAGTGACTGGCTGGTTAGGTTGGGTGACTTGGTTATTTGGTTGTCTCCACAAATCGTCAAGCTTGTCCAGAATGTTTCCATTCGTTCGGTTAATCCCGTTTCGAATATCTCGCATAAGAGCGATATAGTGAGCGTAACCGGCGGCAGCATAATCATAAAGAGCTCCACCGATTTGGAAGAGCCCTTTTGTATATTCCTCGATATTCTGCTTGCCTTTGACGCCGTACATTTTACGACCGCCACTTGTCTGCTCTGCTAGTAGAAAGGTGTAGTCCTTCATGTAATCGTCAACACTAGCATAGTGCATATACGTCCCGCCCTCGTTAGCGGGTCTAGCGCTACCAGTGGTAACAACAACACCACTAGGGCGAGTTTGAGCGCCCCCAGTGATACCGCCCCAGTTATTATCAACACGTGCTACATTAGATGCGCCCCACCAAGACTCAAGATAGAGCTGAGCTAGGACACCCGACGGCAAGAGGTTACGTTGAACACATAGATTCAAGATAGTCTGCACTAATGCAGCACTCAATGGGTGTCCTGCATAGGACAGATTGCCACCAGTATATTTCTTGCCACCGCTCGCCGCTTGACTAGTAGCTGGGTTAGAAACTTTATTAACTTTCTCTTTCGTTTCCTCTTTATGCCCGACAGGTCTAATGGCATTGTAGAGCTGTGTCTTATCAATGCTGCGTTTGATACCAGATACATTCTTGCCATATTTTAGAACAATATCAGCACGTTTACGCCCTACTCCTTGATTCTTACTACCGTGTGCCTTATAGACATTGAGAATGAACTTATCTAGTTGACTGTTTGGTTTTAATCGTGTGTCAAATTCAATTTCAGCGTCGAAGTTTCGAGCTAACGAGATTAAACGAGCTAAAGTTGTCTCTTGCCCTTCCCATTCGAGCGTTTTTTTCTGATCAGAAACCTCGTTAACGCCAAGGGTTAACTTAGCGTATTCGGACAATCCCCAAGCTTCGAAATACTCTTTAAAACTCATCGCTTTAGGTGCTTTGTAACTGTTTTGATACTCCAAAAGCAACTCAAGACTGAGATTCTCACAGTAACATCGGATAGTGTGCTCGTTTTCTTCGGTTTTCATGATGTTGAAGAGATATGAGCGTTTCTTATATTTGAAGCTGACAAAAGCTCTTTCATTGAGATACTTATAAGCAAGCTCTAACTTAGAATTAGCTTTAACACTTTTTTTAAAAACAGAGAACTCAAAAACGGACGTCCCACTCTCAAGGGAACGAGTCCATTTGTCGTTGAAGAAATTTAAAGTGGATTGTTTCTCGTTGTCGATATAAGCAACTTTCTTCAACTCGTTATCATGAATAGTTAAAAGCATTAAATCCACCTTTCTTCAAATTCAATAGTGACACTAGGTTTTTTCTTAGCCCACGTCGATTGAACAATCTCAATTTCTGACCTACCCGGTGGAATCACTGGCCACAACGATCCGTCCACAATTTGGTCTAGGTTGTATAAGTTGTTAAGCATCAACGTGTCATTCTCGCTGTTGATAACAACGGTACTTCCTTGGATGTAACGGTTTGGCACATCTTCGATGAAGTTGTTGTTTGTTTTTGCATAGCGAAACTCGTCAAAATATGCGTGGGTTACAAATGATTTTGTTGGGATATTTGACAACGTTAAGTGTATCTTTGCTGACTTCTTGTTTTTGATTTCGGGGACCGTGTAACTGTGATAAGTGCCCCAATAGTAGAATGTTAATTTATCATTCTCTCTTGTAATATCCGACCAGCCACGCCCTTCGTTGAATGGGTTGTGTTCGTTCAGATGGGTTGCTTTAAAATTCCATTGTTTTAAGAATTTATAACCACCTTTACCATCCGACGCCAAGAAATTGTACTCACTATCAATGCCCATGCTTCGCTTGAATGTTTCGACTCCATAAAGGAACTCGCCGGCAGCGTCGGTCACAGTAACTTTCATGAAACCGTACTGTGAGATGTGTCCAGCCCAAAAAATCTGCCTCCACCACAAATACTCCGTCAAACCTCCGACATTCCCGCTACTGTCAGCTGGTACATCAAATGTCAAGGATGCCGTTTGATTTTGGTTGATATTGACATCCGGGTCTCTCAATGCAAGGTGTGGTCTATTCCATAGGTTTCTTATTTCAAGCGTTCCTCGTAATTCCTCTTGAACATTTGTAAGACCTACGTTCTTAGCCCCTCTAGCAAGAGCTTGGGTGATTTTGTCTCCCCTAAAATCGTAAAGTGTCTCAGATTTAGAAACAATCTTCCCGTCAGCTTCTTCATTGTTCCCGGCTTCGAACGCAAACTTATCACTGACAAGACCGTAATACCCATTCTCGTCGTTTGCTTTCAGCGTGATAACTGGATAAGCATCCGTCGAGCCCTCGTTATTAATCGGGAAAATCATTTTCCCTTTATCTTCTCGATAGTCAGTAACACGCTTGTAAGTGGTCGAGTGTGCCACGCCGTCCGGTACGATAAATTCAATCGTTGCTTGGTCGTACCAGTCCGAAATACCTCGCAGATTAACCTCGCCTTTAACAAGCGCCAAATAATAGCGGTCAGGCTCCGTTGGTAAACAGAGTTTAACCGCTTTTTTGGTGTGTAGCACTCTAGCAGCCTCTTCCCTCACTAGGTAAAACTGCCCGTTGTCAGTCGGTGCTGGTTGATTAGGGTCAATGAATGTCATATCAGCTAAATCTCTAGTAGCTAGACTGACTGTTAGCTTAATCTTCTTGGCACCGATATTGACTTGTTGAACATTAACGCCAATTGATGGCGCTGAATCTGTTGAGATAGACCGTTCGTTTCCTATCTCATGCTCTACTTTGATTAGCTTGAAATAGTTGTTTAGGTCATATCCATTGAATTGAAATAAAGCCATTATTCAAGCCCTCTCATTCGTTTGTAAGTAAATTCTTGCGCTTTTTGGTAGCTACTCATGTCATCCGCCGCAGCGTAAGCAAACTCACGACCATTAATGTTAAGTGAAATCGGACGTCCCACCAAATCGGTGATAAGGTCGAGCGCTTGTTCCAGTCTGTCCATTCTAGCGTCGTCTGCTAATGACAAATCAATGCTACCTCGCATCTTGCCACCGTCAAAACTATCAAAGATATTGTTATCTTCGAATAGATCACGGGCGCTGATAGCGTATCGGCTAGCAGTATCAATCATGTCAGCAATTGATGACTTGACGTATTTAACACTCTTATCAATACCAACAGCCAAACCTTGACCGATATAGATACCGACGTTATCACGGAACAACCGTGATGGTGAGTGGATTTTGGCTGCCGCTTGTGCTGCTCGTTCTGCTTGGGCTACAAGGGCATTAGCTGCCGCTGTTACTGCTCCTAGAGCTGATAGCATACCTTGAGCCAAACCGTTACCGATTTGCGCCCCTGCCGCTCTCATGCGTCCTACCCCAGCATTAGCTCTGGCAGCCGCCGCATTAACTAAGCTATCCATAGCTGAGCCTACTTGCCCAACCGCTGACTGAATACCGCTTGCGATATTCCGACCAGTCTGAGTCCCAGCTTGGCGACCCATTTGGATCATACGCTGACCACTAGACTGCACAGCTTGTGCCATACGTTGCATAGCTGACTGAACTTGTCCAGCTGCACTATTCATGGCGCTAGCAATAAGTGGTGCACTAGTTGCAATGCGCATGATAGCTGATGCTGCATTATTAGCGGTGCTCGCTACGGCTGTAAGAATAGCTGGAATAGTAGCAATTGCAGTTGATAAGGCAGTCATTCCAGTTACAGATTGCATGACTTGAGCGTTAAATTGCATGAATCCAGTAGATGCTAACATCAATGCCGGTGTCATCATGGTTAGAGCCATATTGAACATATTCAGAGGCATTACTGCTGTCATGAATTGCGTTGTCAATTGTGTTAGCGATGTAGTGAACATCATAAATTGACTATTCAACATCGTTAGCGCTGTGCCAATCGCAGTCATGCCAGTGCCAAACATGGTCATACCCGCTGACACGGTTGTCATGCTGCTAGTAATCATGGTTAATTGACTAGCCAAACTTGTTAAGCTAGCAGTCAACATGCTCATGCTTGCGCTAATAGCAGCCATGCTAGCGCTCAATGTTGTTGAAATAGAGCTGAATTGAGTCAATCCACTTGCCGCTTGCGTTAATGCTGGGGCTAGTGTCATGACTTCTGCTCTAAACGTAGTGATAGGTCCTACAATAGCCGTTAAACCAGCTAGCGATTGACTAGCTTGGTTTGAGAACGTGCTAAACGCTGTTCCCGCTGATGTCAATAGCGTTTGTAAGCTAGTGAATGACGATTGAATGCTTGTGATTGTGCTTGAGAATGATGTCAAACCAGATACAGCACTAGACGCTGAACTAGACACCTTACTCATGCCATTACCAAGCTGAGTCATTCCAGTCCCAGCTTTTGCAAGCCCCGCTGAGTTATTACCAATTGAGCCTACACCTTTAGCGACTGCTGCAAGAGATGCAGCCATGTCTCCAAGGTTGGTGTTGGTAATTTTAACCACACCGTTAGCCAATTGATTGAAGCCGGTACCAGCCTTTTGAGCAGCCGTACCGATTGAATTGAACACATTAGCCAAGCTATTCAATACGCTACTAATCGCACTACCGGCGGATGTAATAACACTTGAAATACCTTCAAACGCTGACTTAATACCGTTTCCGATACCTTGAGCCGCTGTGCTGATTGATGTCCCGACTGATTGCACTACACTAGCAATCCCTTGCAATGCAGCACCGATGGCGCTACCAGTAGCACTGATAATACCTACAATGCCGCTTAATGCAGCTTGCAACCCTGTACCGATACCCATTGCGGCAGCAGCAATCGCTGAGCCTGCTGCGGATACGACTGAGGCAATGCCACTAAATGCAGCACTAATCACACCACCAATCGCTGTGATAATAGGCACAATCTGACTAATAGCAGTAACGATACCATTGACGATAGACTGTATAATCGGTGCGAGAGTTTGGACAACCGTAACAATGGCAGAGATCACTTGACTAATGACTGGTGCCATCGTCTGAACGACTGTAACAATCCCTTGAATCAAGGTCATAATGACTGGTGCCGTTGCTTGAATAGCTTGCACGATTACTTGTAAAACCATTGCAATCTGTGGTCCGAATTGACCGATTACTTGAGCAACTTGAACGATACAGTTTGAAATCACTGGAGCGATTGCCACGATAGCGTTAGCAATGATTTGAGCTACTGCTGTGATGGTGTCGCTGATAATTTGGACAATCGGAGTGAATACTTCGATGATTCCACTGATTGCAGCGCCCAAAGCAGTAACCCAGTTTGACAATGCATTAATTACGTTTGGCAACACTCCCAAAATAGAAGTTAATGCTGCACCGAACGCTGTAACGAATGGCGCTGCATTTCCTAGAGCAGTTCCAGCAGCCTCTACTAGTGGCGCTAATTTAGCAAGTCCGGGCGCAGCTTCACCGACTGCCTTAACAACGATACCGAACGCCGTGCCAAACGCTTCGACGATAGTCCCTGCTGCCTTTCCGATTGATTCAACAACAGTTCCGAACGCTGAGCCTACGGCATTTAAGATTTGTGAAACGCCTTGCGATTGAGTGGCTAAAAGTGCGAATCCCGCTGAGATAATAGCAATCCCTGTACCGATTCCGACCGCTGCGATAGCTACGGCAGCACCGAATGAAAGTAATGTAGCTGGATTGAGGCCTCTTAAACCTTGTAAGGCAATTTTGATAGCTGTACCAATTCCCTTAAATGCTGTAGAGATACCCGTTCCGATGCCCTTGGCAGCTTGTGATATTGCTGAACCAGCGTTTTTAATCACGCCGCCGATACTCTCAAACACTTGGGCGATCTTGCTCTTGCCACTGCTTGCACTAGTAGCAGCTTGAGCCATGCCTTCTGCAGCGTCCGTTCCGAACTTCTTGAAAGGATTAAGGCTTTTAAGAAAGTTCAATCCTTTCATTGCAGCACCTACCGCTGAAATACCAGCCTTGGCAGTCATAAACGCTGCTACCATTGCCAGTATCCCGCTAGTAACGCCGTTGAGTACCCCTTTAGGTAGGCTACTTACAAATTTAGCAACCGCTGAGGCTGCTTGTGATATCCAGTTTACAAGCGTTCCAAGAGCTGAGCCAATGCTTGCAATGGCTGACTGCACTTGTGAGCTACCCAGCACCTCACCCAAAGACGAACCGATAGTTTTAAGGGCGTTCCAAGTATCTTGCACTGCTGCCTTGAACGATTGAAACGCTCCAGTGTCAGCAAACGAGCTGATGAAACTCCTAACTGATGTCGTGGCAATGTTTAGAGCTTGCGAGATACCGTTAGCAATGTCGCCAAACACCGAGCCAATACCCTGCATGAGCTTGCTGCCATCAATCTTGCTAAATAGTTGCTTGATTGAGCTTGAGATGTAAGTAAAGGTCGCACCTATATTCTTCAAAGCTCCCGTATTAGAGAAACCTTTCCAAAGGGATTGCAACCCACTGCCAATCTTGTCAGCAATTCCGTTGATATCAACTCTTTCTAATGCATTCGTAAGTCCAACGACTGCCTTGATACCAATTTGATTGAGTTTCTCAAACTGTGGCATTAGTTTATTAGCTAACGACTCTTTCATACCGTCGATTGCTTGGTCAACAGTCTTGAATTCTGTGGCCATCTTACTAAACGCCTCATTATTACCAACTTTAGTAATCGCATCGAAGAAGTCCTCGGTCTTAATCTTGCCGTCTTGGACAGCTTTGACCATTTCGCTTGTACTCATGCCCATTTCTTTAGCTACCGCCGCAATACCAGCAGGCGTTTGTTCTAGCATAAGTTTGAAATCTTGCCATTGCACTTTAGGCTTAGCTGCCATTTGGGTCGCTTGCTGGCTCAAGGTCTTCATGGCTTGAGCTGGGTTTTCAGCCGCTGCCGCAAGACCGCCAAAGCCCTTAACGAGTTCCGTTGTATTCTTCGTTCCGACAGCCGCTAACTGTGAGTAGGTAGAGGCCATGTCAGAAGCTGAATAGATGGTTTTAGTGGCAAAATCTTGCAATTCGCTTTTAGCTTTTTGTATTTGGTCAGTAGGCATGTTGATTTGGCGCATGTTACCTTCGAAAGTTTTCCATGCTTTAGCTGAGCTATTAAGCTCGCTAGCCATGCCACGCATACCACTAGTCAGCGCCCCAATACCTTTGGTAATACCAGCACTAACTAAATTAGCACCCAAAACACTTTTGAAAACCGAGCCTAACTTGGTGCCAGTTTTACCCAAATTCTCAGCGTTTTGCTGTGCTCTTTTGAGTGCGCTAGCCATGCCGTTATCTTGAGCGCTTAATATCGCTCGGACGTTAAACGTTTTATCTGCCATCTAGCAACCCTCTTTCTCGTTTGTAATTAAGATTATTCATAGCCCGCTCTAATAGCTTGCTGTTAGTGATCTTTTCACCCAACACCTCACGGGCTCGTTCTTTAGCGTTATAGAAGTCCTCGAATTTCTCGAAGTAATACTTTTTGCCATCCTTCGTCGTGGCGTTTGCCAAACGATTAAGATAAGCAAGTTGATAGATTTCTCTTTCTTTATTCAGATAGCGTTTTTTATGCGCTTTTTGGTAGAGCCTCATCTCTTTAAGCGTCATTCTTCGAGCTTCAAGCAATGACACCCCAAAATCAGCCATAGCATTCGTGATTAATTCCTCGTATGTTTCAGCTGAGTTTTGGCTCTCACTTGCATTTTGGACTACGCTGTTGCGTCTTCCACTCGTCGGACGGTTGCTTTCGTCAAAGGTTGAGCACGCAATTCCGCTAAAAAATCATCAAAGAGTGTGTCAAGTTGGTCCTTCTCAGCTTCCTCGATGACATAAGCTTCAATACCTTTAACAGAAGGTTTTTGGCGCTCTGTGATAGTCGCTGCTTGAATAAGGTCAAGCAAGATAACTGGATTTTTTTGCTGCAAGTCTACGACTGCATGCTGTACACCAAAACCGAACAAAACACCACCGTCTGAAACAGAATAGCGTTTGTCAAGCTCTCGGATGAAGCCGAAGCCGTAAGTCAAAGTGTAGTCTTTGTTGTCGATAGTGATTGTGTTCATTGTTTGTTTACTCCTATTTTTTTCTAAAATAAAAAGCCAAACTGAAACAGCTTGGCTCAAGATAATTACATACTATTAGAGGGAATTGATCGCAGTTGTGTCTTGGAATGTGTATTGAATTTCCTTGACTTGCTCAGCCGTCAATGTAGCTTCACCAGCTTGAGGTTTCCCTTCGACTGACATTTCTGATTCAATTTCAACAAGTTCCTCAACGTTAGCTGGCACTTTCCAGTTAGACAAACGGCCAATAGCGTAAAGAGCGCCATATTTTCCGTTATCCTTTTTGTCAGACAAGTCGATTTCCCAAACCTCGACTTTATAACCATCCACTACTGATTTCTTCAACATTTCGTTGAGTTCGTCCTTAGTTCCGATGGCAGTGATTGAGAGTTTAGTTTCAAGACCGCCATCAGCTACTACTGCACCATCTTTGGTTTTAGTAGTGTCTGCATCTCGTGAGTATTCCCATTCATGCTCAGTTTGCAAGGCGAGTTTAGCCGCTGCTGTCTTGTCTCCGAATTTACGGAACATCAAGATTTTTTCTTTCCCTAATTGGGCTTCTTTGACTTTAGTTTCAGCCATTTCTTCCTCCTAATTAAACAAATTTAAAATACGTATACACGATGAAGTGATATAAAACTTCATCCGTGCTGTTGTCTCGATTGCTATCTATTGACGACTGGTTAACTTCTGCTGAAAACTGCATGCCGTCAATGTTTTTGATAGCAAAAAAGCTAGACATTAACTGTCCAGCCATATCTGATAATAATTTCCGGTCATCCACACGCCCCCAAACATGCACCGTGGACGATAAACGCCCTATCAAATGCGATTTGGTAGCTTGTGGCAAGACTTTTGTTTCACCCATGACTACGAATGGATAGCCCACGTTTTCGGGTGGCAAATAAGTATAGGTGTCGTATCCTAACTCATCACTAATCCGAAACATTTTGTCATGAAGTAACTGATCTGGTTGTTTCATGTTTCGTCCCATTTTGCCATTTCTTCGACCATTTCTGGCACTACTTCTTCGAGTGCCGGTTTCATGAATGGTTGTGCCTCCATCTTCCGTGTACCTACTTCGACATAGCCCGAATAGTTAGTCAAGGCTTCGATAATAGCTTGATTGCCTCCAGCTTGCAAGGTAATACTTCTACGAGTCGCACCCGTGGTGTACTTCCCTTTAAATTGCGCATTGTTTATGGCAGCCTCTTTGACTTTAGCACCATATTTGCGCAAAACCTTTAAGCGTTTTTCGGGCGAGGCGTTCCTCAAAAGGCTTTGAGCCATTTCGTCTAAGCCTTCAAATTCTAGTGTTGCCATTATTTGCCTACCTTATTGGCGTAGATGACGTTTCGACCAGCTAAATAGTCCCTAACAGTAACGGGTTTGTATTTAGCACCATTGTATTCAATCGTATCGACGCCAACTGTTATAGGACCTCTAAATCTAATGACGATGCTATTAGTATTTAATAGGTCTCCTAGTTTGGCTTGTAAGTCAAGGCTGGCACCAGTGACATTGCACGCTATCGTTCTAGCCCACTCCTTGCCACCTACCATGCGACCTGAGTCGGGGTCGTAGCGTTTGTTCGTCTTATCGTTATATTTTAGCACTACGGTATCAGCGTATCTCATAGAAATAGCACCTCACCCTCTTTAGCTTGCCCAGAATTGCCGTATAGACGCTGTAACATATCATCATAAGGCTTAAACTCGTTCTCGTTGTCGTAATACGACATAGAATGGCCATCTACTGACTCAGATTTAGCACCCTCAGCACCTCGACGATTGAAACGCTTAATCACGCAATCTTCGAAAATAAATGCTAGCTTGTTATCGATTTCTTCGACACCATATTCTGCTTTGAAGTGGTTAACGACACGCTCCAACAGAATTTCAAGCAAGCCATCGTCGTTAGTGTTGAGATCAACAGATACATTTTCAATGATTTGGTCTTTATCTAACGTCTTCATGCCATACCTCGCTATTCTGCTGTCTTTTTAGTTCGTGTTCTCTTCTTCGGTTTGTCGTCTTGAACGTGCCCTAACTCAATGAGTTCCTCAGTACGTTCGCCATCGTACAAATCTCCGGCGTAGTAAACCGTGCCGTCAGTCTTATCCATGAATGCTTTTAATACGATATTCACAATCGATACCTATTAAGCTGCTGGGATAACAGTAAGCATGTAAACGTCATCCAAACGTTCGAACGATGGCAATGCTACCATAGAGACCTTAGTTTGCACGTTTACTGGGTCAGTAGTCTTAGTAGTTGTCACCGCAATACCGTTATTAACGATTTCAACGTCTGCATTAACAGTGTTGTCAGCGAACAAGTCAGACTCTTCTGGAGTTGTACCGAAAACAGTATTACCAAGAGCACCGTTAGGAATAAGCGTCAAATGCCCGTCTGGGAAGAATTTAGAAACCTCACCCTTATCGTTGCGGTAAGTGCCGTTTTCGAGAACGATAGACACACCGAAATTATCAGCGATGTAGTTTTCAAGTTCTGACTTAGTAACCGCTGCACCATCACCAGCAAGAGGTTTGATGACTTTAACAGTTGATGCAGCCTTACGGATAAGACCGAATGTTTTAGCGTTCATTACAGCACGTTCTGGATTAAGTCCAAGTTCTCGAGCTGTTTCGATAGCTTCTTCCAAATCAGCAAGAGGCTTAGCATCCGCCTCAGCCCAGCTCTTAGTTACTTGTTTCTTATGCTCAGGTTTAACACCGTAGTCAATATCTTTGTTAACACCGCCGCTAGTGAAAGCAATCTTACCAGTGGCAAGCACTTGCATGCGCATAGCTTCAAGACGAGCACGCGCACCGTTGATAAGTGTCACATCGTCGTTGAAAATGCCAGCTACGATTGTGTTAACCAACGCTTCGTTGCCAGAATCTTTCACAAGATTAAGTTGTTGACGGTCATTCTCCTTAACAAGCATAGCCTCTTTGAAGAATGGCATTTGTTCGTCATGCATCTCAGCGCTAACACGGTCACGAATTGTAACGTTAGTATCGAATGCAGCGGCTTTCAACACAACAGCTTGCCCAGACGCTCCTTTGACGTAGGATAATTTAGTTCCAAGTTGTTTGCGTGCTGGGAAAATAGACTCACCCAAAGTTGAGTTAACATTTTCTTGCAATGCATTGAAGTAACCAGCAATGTTAGATGCGGTTACCTTATCATAAATAAGTCCCATGTTTTAATAGTCCCCCTTTTATTTCTCAGAGATAAATTTAACGAGTGGCAAAGCTTTCTTAACAACGTCGCTTACATCTCCACCGTTTACTTTGTTCTTGTAGACCTCACCAGCATAGAGCACCGATACAGCGTTCTCGATTGTCAAATCTACGTCGTAGAGAACAATACCTTCTGGGGCTGTCTTGTTTTCCACAACTGCTTTTGTGCGATCATCAAAGATTGAGCCGTCTTTAGCAGCTACCAAAGTGCCGGCTTTGATGTATTTCTTGCCATCTACCAATACACCGTCATAAGTTTTGTCTACTGTCGCCGCTACTGCTTTGTAAGGCAATGAGCGAACAATGTTCGAAGTGTCAAAGATTTTTGTTGTTGACATTTAAAGATTCCTTTCTGCTTTAGATAAAACGAGCAGCCGTAACGCTCGTAGACTTAGCAAGTTGAGCCCCGAAATTATCCGTCTGGGCACTACCAGCGCTTGCGGCTTTAGGTGAGTTTTGACGGATAGTAGCTTTGACTTGATCAGCGACGGCATCGTTAAAGACTTTCTCAAACGTACCGACCAATTTAAGAGCCTCAGCGGCGTTTTCAGCATGGCTAAACATATCAGCCAATTCGACTGGTAAACCTTTTGAAACAAGGTCTTCCTTAACTGCCATAGTCAGCTTTTCATGCTCAAATTGCGCCACTTGCTTTTCAAATTCTGCTTTTTGGTCTTCAAACTCCTTGCTCGCACGCTCAGCAGCAGATAATTTTGAATAGTCTTGTTCTTTTTGTAATGCTTTGGCGATGGCTTCACTTACTCGTGCTTCTTCGCCCTTTTTCTGATTTTTCAAGGCTGTTTGGACTGCCTTATTAACAATACTATCCAGTTCTGACTGTGATTGCGGCGCTTGAAAGTCGCTCGGTTGATTGTTATCAACGTCATGGCTTACTTCTGTAGTTTCGACCGTTTCGACTGTTGTGTTATCTGTTTCCATTTTGTTCTCCTATCTAGTCTCGCAAGCGATACCCTTTCTAAGCCACGTTAAGGCTAGCTACGCCCTATCTAGTCTTGTCTAGTGTATTTACCCGCAAGCCACGGTAGTAATGTTTATTTAGGGCCTAAAATAGCCCTATGCACCATTAGAGGCTCGCCCCCTACGGTTTCTTGAAACATGGTGCACTATTCAACCTCAACTACTGCACACCGGCAGTAAGGATGAATAGGCGGCGCATTCGTTCCGATTTCCATATCAACGATTCTGACGGGATTCTTCTCTGTCTTCTCGCCAATACCCTTGCAAATCGAACACGCTCGACTTTCTGGCATGAGCTTGAAATACTCAAAGCCATTCTCTTTCATAATGTCTTGCTGAGCCAAAGTCTGGACTCTAGCATGCTCTGTGATACCCAAACGCTCTGCATTAGTACGTGATACATCCATGTGCTTCCTGATACGCCTTGCAATCGTCAAGCCGTTATCTCCACGGATTAGAGCCCTTGTTACCTCAGTTCTAACTAGTTGTCTTAACTGTGCATTCCTGCCCCAAATACGCTCTGACCATTTAGCACCCTCGAAGTTAGCGTTAACCGCTGTCTCCATTGCATGAGCTAAGATGTTACCCTTTAACACGCTTTGATCTAACAAGCTACCTCTTGCCATTTCAGCTTTATAAGCGGTAGTTAGGTACTCACGCATAAGCTTTTCTTCACCCTCAGCAAGAGACATCAATTCAAGCTCTAACTGTTGGATAAGCAGCTCACGCCTACCAACTGACATCGAGAAGTTGTAATTCCTCAATTCCTCGTTAGCCGTAGCACTGAAATCTTTCTCAGCAACATAGCGTCTAGCTTTGCTTTCAAAACCTTTAATATCAAATTCGTTAGCACGTTTCTTTGCATCTTCAACGGCTAGCCCATTCTTTTCAGCAAAATTCTGGATATAAGCATCCAATTCCTTACGTAGCTGACCTAATTCCATTCGGTAGAGGTCTTCGAGCTCTTTTTTAAACTCTTTTTCTGTCTTTTTGTCAGCTCGTTCTCTCTCCCGTTGGATACGCTCTGACCAATACGTCATACGTCAACCCTCGTAGAATCGTTTGTGTGCGTTTCTTTATCTTCCTCGGTATATTTGCCTACGTGATTATTAAAATCGCTAGAATACCCCTTAATATCGATTTCAGACACCTCTCTGTTCATTCTGTCGAGTTCCTCGGTTGGACTTTCGACCAAACCAGACAAGCTCAAGGCTGTTTCTTGCGAAACTTGACCACCCAAACCAGCCAATACTTCGACTTGTTCAGCAAGCGAACGAGGCAAGTTTGGCGTGAAAATGATATTCAAGAGACTTTCGTCAAAGTCTTTAAATTCGTTAACTAATGAGCCAATACGAGCAGCGAGACGATAGCGACGTTTCAATCCTTTTGTGAATTGAGATTGTGTATCAATTCTGTCTTGATCTAACCCAAATAATTTGTATTTTAATGCTTCACCAGACGTGTTGCCGCTGAAATTCGTGTCTGACATATCTGGAGTGTTAGTGAATACATGGATATCTTTATTCAAGCGTGTCTTATATGCTTCAACACCAGTGACATCGTAAGACTTCGTAAGGTATTCAGCTTTGACCGTACCCTCTTTGCCGTCTGCTGATTTAGGTGGCTTAAGCTGCATTAAACGAGTACGTTTCATATCGCTAGCCTTCATGCCTTGAGGCAAGGCAAGGTCCCCATAGATAGCAAGGATAGCGTCTGCCATATCACTCATGTGATTTGCTGTGTCCGATTCTGCACTGTCGTATAAGTCAATAAGATAGAGTTCGGTCTCATAATCACCGATACCGTCAACATTATTCAAAAACTCTGTAATCGGTACAGTACCGAATGCGTGAGCTGTCACCGAGATTTCACTAAAGCTATCTGACACGTCAAGCGTATAGATATAGTCGGCTGTGTAAACTTCCACAACCTCTTTAGCGCTCTCAAGAGACCCACGCTTGTAATATCTAACGGCTGCGATTGAGTTATCTTCTAGTGAGTTGTCGTAAATCACAAACGTATCTAGCGGACTTAATTGCTTAATACGTGTTTCATCATACTCACTTCGATAGATGAGCTCGTAAGCTCTACCAGTTTGTGATAAATCTCTGATAAGCGTTCTATTGTGTGTGTCGATATCGTTGATTCGACCAATGCGTTTAATTGCTTCATCGTTTTGCGAGTGATCGTTGTTATCATCGTATTCGACACGGATAGGGTTGCCAGCTAAATAACCCGTTTTAAACTTGCTAATCATACGGCCATAATTATGTACAGCTCGTTTGTCAGCCATTTCCTTATCCTTACGTCTTCCGGACTTAAGAACGTCGTGGTTTTCACCTCTGGCATAGTCCATAAGCTCTTGAATGCGTGGGGCTTGTCTCAATTTGTGGTGATTGATGAAGTGTTTCAGTAATTCCCAATTACCAGTCATGAGTTCCTCTAAGCTATCAGCTCGATAGCGAATGCGAGACCCACGATGGAATCGCAAGTTTAAAACTCTGTCTTGCCCAGTGCTATCTGTAAATAGTGTTCGTTCCATCATTCCTCCTAACCAAACATATTAAGCAAGTCATCATAACTTGCTCTTTCCGTACTACCGATGACGAAATCAGAATATATAGCGTATCTCACACTATCCAGCACGTCATCAAATTCTTTTAACGGCTCGTCCTTCGTGCTGTTCTCTTTCCATCGGTACTGGAATATCTCATCAAAAAAACGAGGTACGAAACCCCGTTTAACGTATAATTTGCGTTCTTTAAACAGTTTAGCGATAAGCTCGATACCGGCTATCACTGACTTGTTAGCGTTACTGATATCAAACCCTTCGTTCTCAAATCGTGCTACGTGCTCTGGTCGGGCGCTATCAGCATAGAATGGTATGTTTCCGTAAATGTCAATCAGTTTCCTAACTTGCTCTACCCACCAATCTATCTCTTTGAATTGCGCTGCTACGCCATCGACAAGATAGTAGTTACCATCCATACCTTCACCGACCACCACGATAGATCCGTAGTGAGTGTAACCCCAGTCAATGCCCGCAAAGTAGCGTCTCATGTCTGGTAATTCATCGACTACGTGAATCTTACTGTCATAATCAGCGTAGATAGCACCCTCCGCCACACTCCAAATCCCTAAGATATCTCTATCGTAAAATTTCCCCTTTGGCGTTGCTGCCTTGATAGAATCGATATAGCGCTTTGATAAGAAAGTGTTATCATCGAGCTTAAAACTGAAATCTATAATCTTGCCATCGTTTTTGCCGATGTAATCTCGGTTAAGCCAGTGATTCGGATTGTCTGGGTTGCTATCCCACACCACTCGAGCACCTTCACCGGAACAGCGTGAGATAATCTCTTTGAAAACAATCTCATTCGCTAGCGACGCTTCGTTAACGTAAGCCCCAAACGCCGTGAAACCACGGGCACGCTTAAGCCCAGATATAGAGCCAGTGTATACTTGCACGACTTTTACACCGCAAAAAACGAAAGAGCCATGTTTATCATACTTTGGTTCAAAGCCGTATTTGTTGTAAAGTTCTTGCAGCACGTTGTTCTGTATCGATGTTGACGATGTACCCGCTAAGATGTAGATAGGCTCATCCACACCTAAACGGTCAGCAATCTTTCTGACACGGCTCAACTCAGTTACAAACGTGTCGTTGTTAACCACTGTCTTACCAGCACGCTTAGCGCCATGAAGCCCACAAATAAACCAGTCATGATTCCAAATGTAGTTCAACACATCTAACTGCCGTTTGGTATAGAGCTTACTCAAGTCCATCGCTCACAGCTCCTTTGATGATATCGAGGAAACCAGCAATCTTTTCATCCTGACCTTCATCACCGCCGATTTGAGATTTGAGTTTCTCAATTTCAAGCTGTAATTTCTCAGCTTGTTTAGCAGTCGGATAGCGTTTCAAGATTTCAGTAATAGCCTTGATTACCGTGTTGTTATCAGCCTTTTTAGTCACTCGTTCGACTTCACCAGTGACCGGATTCATCATGAGGACTTCTTCATCACGCTTGCCCCTTGCAATGTCGGATAGAATGGACAAGGCTTCTTTAGCATCCATGATGTTCTCACTGTGCATTTTCTCAACTTCGGCATCGATATAGCTCTTAATTTCAAGTTTTTTCAAGTTTTGCCCAGCGATACGTCCTGCCGTCTTTTCACTATATCCAGCGTTGATGGCTGCCTGTGTGGCGTTACCTAGCTTGATATATTCACTAGCAAATAATTTCTGTCGTTGATTTAGCCCAATATGTCCACCTCCTTCGTTGCATAATCAAAAAAGACAACCCACAAAATGAGTTGTCTCCGTTTTTCTTCGATAATATAATAATACCACTTTAAACAGTTGTTAGATACCGTGCTTCATCCGTCAAAATACCGAAATATCAGCGTTCCACGACTAATTGACCATTTCTATACAATTCTGCAAAAGCTAGGATAGCATTATTAAGCAGCTCTTGAAAGGCCGTCCTCTCGAATCCGATTGCTTGGGCGATTTGCCAGTTTGGTTTAGGTGGATAAGCTAGGTATTTCTCTATCAAGATTCTGCGATAGTCTGGACGATATAGCCCGCTAACTGCTTGCTCTATGGCTTCTAGCTCGTTCATTGCATCGACACGCCTAACTGCGATATTTTCCACCGGTCTGCTCACTCCACTACCACCCCGTGGCATGAATGTAAATTCCTGTGTTATTTTCTGCTCAGCGCTATCGTGTGCAATCTCTCGCCAGCGTGGATATTCTCGAAGTTTTCGCTTGCAACGTTTGATTGTTGCTTTTTCATCAATTTCCGGCAATAGCATTATTCTGCCCTCTCTGGTATAATAGTAGTGTTGATTTTCAGAAAGTGCCGGCCATTGTGTCGGTCTTTTTTATTTTGGCCCAAGAAACGTTAAGAGATTTTATTGAAAAGATAGAATACGCATTTATTCTTGGGGTGTTTCTCAAGCCTTTTATCACCTCCTTTCTAGCCATAGACACCAGCAAGGCCTTTGGTTTTTAGTAATGCAAGATATCAATAAGAAAGAGGGTGTTTCACATCCTTTTTTCTTAAATTTGCTGGTTTTTGTTTGGACAAGGTCTGTCAGCTTGTCCGATGTTGAAAAAGTGTTAAAAAGTGTTCAA